GCTACCTCTTCGACACCGAGAGCGACGGGTTCGTAGCAACCAGCACCAAGGTTCACTGCACATCCATCAGAGACGTGGATACCAAGGAACACTGGAGCTACGGACCCGAGCAGATCAAAGCATCGCTCGACAAGCTTACCGAGGCCGACGTTCTCATCGGCCACAACATACAGAAGCACGACATCCCGCTCATCCAGAAGCTCTACAAGTGGGAGCTGAGGCCCGGGGTGCTCATCAGAGATACGATGATCATCGCGAGGCTAAAGTATCCGAATGTTAAAGATACAGATGGTGAGTTGGTCCGAGCAGGAACAATGCCTGCAGGCAAGAAGTATCTCGGAAAGCACTCTCTGGGAGCTTGGGGATATCGACTTGGAGAGAACAAGGGAGACTACGGAGCGCTCCGAGAGCAGGAGGGCATTGCTCTTGGCCTCACTGGAAAAGCTCTCGCTACGTTCTGCTGGGGCACGTACACCCCTGAACTACACAAGTACATGGATCAGGACACCCTGACCAACCTGAAGCTCTGGGAATATCTGGACCCTGACAACTACTCTCTCGCTGCCATCGAGCTTGAACATCGAATAGCGATTGTCTGCCACGCCATGGAGCAAGCCGGTGTCCCGTTCGACATCAAGAAGGCCACGGCGCTACACGTCCAGCTCATCTCTGAGAAGGCCGTGATTGAAGACGAACTCATACGACAGTTCGGGTCTTGGGAGGTTCCTTTGCCTCCGCTGATCCCGAAGCGCGACAACAAGACCCTTGGTTACAAGAAGGGCGTACCCGTACTGAAGTCCAAGACAGTCACGTTCAACCCGGGCTCTCGCGACAACATCGCGAAGGTGCTCATTGATCGGGGCTGGAAGCCCACGAAGTTCACAGACGGAGGAAAGGCTCAGTTCGATGAAGAAGTTCTCGCGTCAGTGGTGGCTCAGTTTCCCGAGATGGCGGGCATCGATCGGTATCTCATGCTCGATAAGCGCCTCAGCCAACTTGCCGATGGAAAGCAGGCTTGGCTTACAGCTGTACAAGATGACGGACGCATCCACGGGGTCATTAACCCGATGGGCACGACTACGAGCAGGGCAGCGCACTTTCTGCCTAATCTGGGGCAAGTACCCAATATGGCAAGCCCCTACGGGCCAGAGTGCCGCGAACTCTTCTACGCCCCCCGAGGGTGGAAGTTTCTGGGTGCAGACATGTCAGGGCTGGAGCTGCGTGCTTTAGCGCACTACCTAGTCCCGCTCGACGGTGGCAAGTACATGCTCATCGTCACGAACGGCGACGTGCATTGGCTTCACGCGCAAGTCATGGGCCTCGTTGAAGGGGACCGCGACAAGCACAACGAGCTGCACACGCTGATCCGCGAGGACGGCAGCAAGCGCTTCATCTACGCCTACATCTACGGCTGCTGGGATGAGATGGCTGGACAGATCGTACACGACTGCCTCATCAAGGCGACCCGCTTGGGTCCTGTGGGCATCGCGCTGTACGAGAAGTTCTTCCCGAAGCACAAGATCACCGGGGAGCGCAAGGCTCTCAAGGACGTTGGCAGACCTACGCGCGCCAACTTCCTCAAGCGCATCGATGGCTTCGAGAAGCTCAAGGACAAGCTCGACAACCAGGTAGAGCGCTACGGTTGGGTCTACGGGCTCGATGAGCGCAAGATACCCATCCGTTCAAAGCACTCCGCTCTGAACTTCCTGATCCAGAGCTGCGGCGCAATCCTGTGCAAGCGCTGGGTCTGCGACGTGTACGAGGACCTATGCAGCAAATACAAATGGGGCTGGGATGGAGACTTCGTAATGGTCCTCTGGGTCCACGATGAAATCCAAATCATCTGCCGGGACGGTCTCGAAGAAGAAATCGGAGCCATCGTCGTCACGCACGCGCGTTCTGCAGGCGTGCCTTATGGATTCCGAGGCCCGCTCGACAGCCAAGCTAAAGTCGGACAGTCATGGCGCGACACCCACTGAGGACAGACTAGCAGAGCTGCTCGACCGCGTATGGCGCGGGAGGCTGGCTGTGAAGAGCGACTACGCGCGGACCCACGCACAGATCGTTGCGATGGCCGCGTCACTGCACATGCTCACCACCAAGACAGGCGTTAGCACCTTCGCCAGCGAATGGCAGATCACCAACACGGGCCTGACTTGGCTCAATGAAAGAGAACACCAATGAAGGACCTCATTATCCCGGTGAACAACGAAGCGCTGAGCCGCGCTATGGTGTCCATCGTGGGAGATCAGGCGACTGCCATGATCCTCAACGCCTACAAGGTAATCGACGCCGCCATGGTGTTTGGCTACGAGCGCGGCGCAGTCTCGGCTGAGCGCTTCGAGCAGGGCAAGATACAAGGCGATCTGCTGGGCTATGCCCGGGGCTATGACGAGGGACACCGCCAGCGCCAAGAAGACGAGTGGGAAGCGGGGTACGCCAAGGGCCTCGACGATGGCAACGGGCGCACCGAGGAAGACGACCAGAGCGCCTACGATGACGGCTACGTGGATGGCGTCTCCGACTGCCGCATGTGGCCCTCGTTCGCTGACGAGCAGCTTGAGAGGCTCTGCAGTGACGATGAGTTCTACGAGGCCGCTGAGGTGGACGACGAGGACCTCCGTGATGTGCAGCTCAACGCGCATGCCGAGGGTGAGAGCTGGGATCATGAAACTGACGTGAACTTCTTCCGCGACAACTCGGCGTCAACCGGGTCCTGATGGCTCGTAAGCTTCTACTCATAGATGGCGACCAGTTTGTCTTCACGGCAGCGGTCGCCATCGAACAGGAGACGCGATGGGACGATCACAACCACGTCCTCTACGCCAGCCCCGAGCTTGCTTGGGTGAACTTCGAAGCGATGCTCAAGCGCATCTTCGACAGGTTCGAGACCAACGACCATGTGCTCACCTTCAGTAGCCCTGACAACTTCAGATACCAAGTGGACCCGACGTATAAGTCAGGCCGCAAGGGTACTCGGAAGCCGATGTGCTACGCGGTGGTGCGAGAGATGTGTGATGAGCACTACAACACTCTGATCATGCCGGGGCTGGAAGCTGACGACATCATGGGGATACTCGCGACCAAGCCGGGGTCAGCGGAGAGGATCATCGTGTCACAGGACAAGGACATGAAGACGATCCCCTCTACTATTTGGGACGGCAAGGATGTCGTTCACGTCTCGGAGGCTTGGGCTGATTACAATCATCTGTATCAGACGCTCATCGGGGACGCGACGGACAGCGTGAAGGGTTGCCCCGGCGTGGGGCCCGTGAAGGCTGAGAAGTTGCTGGCGTTCACTGATGCTGAGAAGGAGCTGTCTCCTGAAGAACAGCAGCAGCTCCGCTGGGTCCGCGTCATCGCTGCTTACGCCAAGGCAGGCCTCACCGAGGAAGTCGCGATCCAGCAAGCGCGCCTCGTGCGCATCCTGCGGTGGCCCGATTGGGACGGCGAGAACAAGAAGCCGATCCTGTGGACACCGTAGTCCAGCTCACGGCCTCCTTCATCACCATCGCCGCCTCATGGCTCTACGGCAACAAGTCACCGTGGGGGCCGTGGCTGGGTCTGGCCTCGCAGATACCTTGGAACATCGTCATGATCCACGGAGGTCTCTGGGGCCTCGCGCCGGTCAACGCCATGATGCTCGTTGTCCATACCCGTAACCTAATGAAGTGGAGAGCAGATGCTCGTAGAGAAGCCGTGGAAGCAGCCGTGCTCGACGCCGGCACTCTTCAAGACCATCGTAGAGAACGACAGATTGCGGATGCTTACGAAGCGCTCAGCCGTCGTTAGCTTCGCTGAGCACAAGCGGCTCAAGATTGAACATGTCGACCTGATGCGGGCTGCTGAGAAGGCGATCGCAGGCACGAAGAACAAAGGGACGAGTATATGAGAACCTACGAGATTGGGGACACGGTGCGCTGCGTATACCCTAAGGACTACACCTCACAGCTCACCATGGGCCGAGAATATGAGGCGGTGGGGCACAACGACAAATACGTCCGCGTGGTGAACGATCTGGGCCACGAAGGCGGCTACAGCCGCTTTCGCTTCGAGCTTGTGGAGCCTGAGAAGACCGGGAAGGCCTCTTTCGCACACTCCCCGGGATATCAGCAGGGCGTAGCGTCGTGTGAGAAGCCCACGAAGACCTCAGGCCTCCAGACGCAGATCGGTGGCTCTCACTACACTGACATGGTGATCCAGCCCATCGAGTACATCCAAGCCAACCGCATCCCGTTCCCCGAAGGCAACGTCATCAAGTACGTGTCTCGCTGGAGGAGCAAGGGTGGCATCAAGGACCTTGAGAAGGCCAAGCACCATCTGTCGCTGCTCATAGAGTACGAGACTGCCGAGTTCGAACGGACGAAGGCTATGAGAGCACGCGAGGGCCGGTGAAGACACTAACAGGCCGCGAGCGCTACCGATGTCTCTCAGTATCTCTGGGAGGCTTCGGGCGCTCGCGGTCAACTGACATCACAGTGCTTGAGTTGGAAGAACAGGACGACGACACGGGAGACCTCTCGTGGCGATATGCGACTTATGAGGATATCAAGAAGCATGATCTATGATCCGCCCTCAGGCTGGCGCTATGGCTTCCCGAAGACTTACAAGCCCCTAGAGGGCGAGACGCTTGAGCAGACCTTGGTGCGCGACGGATACCCGCAGCGTGAGATCGACAATGGAGGCTCGAAGCACGTCCGCTTCTTGGGCTCCAGTGAAGAACTCAGTGCCCTGTAGCTCCTCCACGGACGCTCACGGCACCACCTTCTCGATCCCCGCCGCTCCCAACGTAGTGTCGCCTGCGGGCCGCATGCTCAGGGGCTTCCCCGGGCTCGACGTATGGTGGTCCCGCGACCTCAAGCTCAAGGCTGAGGAGACGCTGGTGATCCGTCAGGAGTACCCGGAGCGCTCGACCGCCGACGTTCTCGAACTCACCGTGGGCCAAGCCTACGACCTCATCGACGCCCTCAACAAGGCAGTGGAGAAGGCATAATGTACTCAACACACACCATCATCGTGGGCCTCGTCTCTAGCGGCCTGACGCTCTTCTCGATCCTCGCGCTGTTCGCATGGGCCGCGTGGATGGCCTACAGGCGATGAGCTACGGCCCCTACGATGGCATCTGTTACGACGGACCCTACGAAGGACGCCGCTACAAGAACAATGACTACTTATTCCGCGTGCCCATCTACAGCCCCCCACAGCCAGCATACAGCTACTGTGACTACGGCCCTGACTACACGGGCATCGTCAGGACGTGCACGTACCGCTGGTCTGCGCCGCTGCGCAAGTGGGTCTTCCACCTGTGAACTTCCTGATCAAGGCTGTTGATGCCGACGATCCGCACTACCGCGATGAGATCATAGACCTCCACGACCTGACGTTCTTCGACGTTGCCGTGCGCCCTGATCTACCCCGGGGCTACTGGTGGCTCGTGTATGCGCCAGACACTGCGCTGCCCGTGGCGTTCTGCGGTCTCACTGAGGCGCTCGCCACTCCAGGTACAGGTTACCTCAAGAGAGCGGGCGTCCTCAGGCCGTATCGAGGCCAAGGGCTCCAACGACGACTGATCACCGTGAGAGAGAAGAAGGCCCGCAAGCTTGGCCTCGACACGATGATCACCGACACGACCGACAACCCTCCGTCCGCGAACTCACTCATTCACGCGGGCTACCGAGTATTCGAGCCTGCGTATCGCTGGGCATTCCGCCACAGCATCTATTGGAAGAAGGACCTGACCAAATGAAGTTCAAGAACGAGAAGAACGCTGAAGAGGGCGAAGAGGCCCGCATCATCAGCATCACTGACAAGGCCTTCGAGACTGTGGCGTTGCGCCTGTACGTGAAGGGCAAGCCGCAGGTCGTCATTGACATCACAGATGGCGATGGCGGGGCGTGTGGTGCTGTGTCCATGACGCGCGACAAGGCTCTCAAGTTCGCTCGGGCCATCGTCAACGAGCTGAGCCCGGGCTGCATCTGATGCAGCTCTGGCCTCTCTACCTCATCGCAGCGGCCATGGGTCTCTACACGCTCAAGGGTATCGTCGTGTACCTCTGGGAAGAGAGCATCATGCTGGCCGCTGAAGAACACGAA